CGTCTATATTTTCAGAAACCGAACTATTATCTTGATAATTTTCAGGCCATGCATTATCAGGATCAGGAAATGTAATAGTATCATCCAAAGACACCCCTCCCAAATATACATTATCAGGGCCCATGATATCTATCTCTGCAAAATCTGCATAAACGGTTGTGAAGTGGTGCACACCAATATAGCTTTCCGGATCTGTTATTGTAAAAGTAAATACTAATTCTCCAGACCCGATATATAATCGTAACTGTATATAAGTTGCATTTGTATAAGCATAAAAAAAGCTCGATACTGATAAATATTCAGCAAAATCTATTGTGATTGTATCGCTATCTCTGGAACACTGATACCGTTTTTTTAAAACGCTGTCTTGTAAATTAGCAACCGGATAATTCAAAGAGGCATATAAACTACTAATTGTAGAATCAAGTACTATATTGTCGAACCCTACTTTCATAATTTAACCCTCACGATCCCATTATTATAATAATTTGCACTTGTTTGGGCAACTCGTTTCGCATCCATATCTAAATATAAATGTATAGTTCCGTTCCCCCCATTCTGAGTTATTATTCCTGCTATTCTTTGCGCAAACATATTTATAAACGCCTCTCCTTCCGGACCACCGGCAAGCATCATTTCACCAGCCCCATTTTTTGAAACTGTTATATCTGTCCCGCCTGTACTACCAGGCAATACAAGACCGCCCGTATCAAAAGTCGGCGGCTGTGGTTTTGAATGTTTTAGCGCTGCTGTCTCTATTGCCATTTTTGCGATCATCGCTGGTCCTGCAAATAATCCCAACGGCCATGGTCTGGCTCCAAATGCCGTTATAACTGCTGCTATTCCTCCCGCTATACCTGCCGCAAGTGTTAACCTCCATACTTTTAATGCTCCTTCGTATTCAATTTGTGCTTTCTTTTTCTCATATTCTTGTTGCAATTTTTCTTTTGCGATATCTTGCCTCAATTGTTCGGCAGTTTCAAGATCCCCTGCTAATATAGCAGCGTCTAATTCTGATTGTAATCGTTCTAATGTAGTATCTTCAACTAACCCTTGTGCTTCTAATTCTGCCTGTAACCATCTGTCAAGTTCTGCGATCCTTTTTTCTGTTAATGCTGCAAATAATTGTTGTAATGCTCCCGCTAAACTTTGAAAACTGGATAGAACAGTTTCAGTCACCGCCTTTAAATTATCTTTAAATGTTTCATTAGCAACATTGTCTTTTAGAGCATCATAATATTCATTTAAAGCTGCAAGTGCTGCCTTTTTTGCTTCATCACTTGCCTCGCTTCCTCTTATTTCTGCTTCCGTTCTTTGTCTTTCTATTTCTAATAATTCTAATTCTGTTTTTCCTATTTCTTCAAGCTTCTGCCTGTAATTTTCTTTTAATGCGATTAATTTCTCGGTAGCTTCTCCACCTTCTTCTTCAGCTGCATAGCTTGCTTTTATTGCTGCAAGTTGTTCTTGATATAATATTTCTGAATCAATCCCAGCATCCTGATATTCTTGATGTTTCTGAAATAATGCCAGCTCTTCCAGTTCTTGTTCGTTTAATCTCTCCCTACTGTATTCAGATCTAATCCTTTTTTCTTCATCTAAAGCCGCCCGTTTTTCTTGGCTAAGCCTGTTTGCTGCCGCTTCTAATTCTGCGGATTCAGCATTTTCTTCCTGGAGTACTTGTAATTCTTGTTGTCTTGCCTCGAGGCCTTCTAACATAATATCTGTTGTCTGCCTATAAATAAAACCGTTTAGACTGGTACTTGTTAATAATTCTTTGCTTAATTCTAATTCAATCCCTAATGCCGCAACTCTGGAAGTATAGGTAGCAACTATTTCATTATTTATTCTTTCCTGTTCTATTAGAGTAGTATTTATATTTTCATTTGCAAGTGCAATCGCTCTTACTTCCTCAAAAGTTTTACCAGTCGCTCTTGCAAGTTTTGCCATCTCTGCATTTAAATCACCGCCATTTTTAACAGCCTGTTCTAATGATATATTTATTAGTTTTGATTCTTCCCCTACATGAGCCATTTGACTTAATATTCCGGTTGCCGCTAATACAGTTCCGATCAACATAATAGTTCCAACTATTCCAGTGAATGCCCCCGATAGTAATACGGCTGCTGATTGTATAGCTGCCAGAGTCGGCCCTATAGTAGCAAGTGCAACTATTGCAATCCTAATCGGTCCGGGCAATGCATTAAATCCTTTTATGGCTTCTGTTATCGTATCAACAATTGCTCTCAAAGCTGGTTCTATCTCTTCAACCAGATTTATAGTCGCAGATTCTGATGCTGATTTTAAAAAGTCCATGCTTCCGGCAAGCGTATCATTTTGGATTGCATAAGCTTCAGCCGCCGCATTAGTATCAGTTATATCTTCCTGTAGTTGTCTTAATCCATCACCACCAACGTCTGCCAGTCTTAATATTGCTGCTACAGTTCTAACTTCAAAAACTTGTGCAAGATCAACTCCTGATTTTGCTAGTGTCTGAATAGCATCTGTTAAACCTACTTTTTGTGGATTTACATCTTCATAGGCAACCCCCAGAGCTTCTAATTGTGTTATTAACGGCCCAGACTCTTTTGTTAAAGCAAGCATTATATTTCTTAATGCTGTTCCTGATTCTTCACCTGTTAATCCTGCTCCATACATTGCTTCTAAGCTTGCTGTAGTTTCTTCAAGCGAAATTCCAAAAGTTCCGGCAATCGGACCGACCTTAACCATCGACGCTGCTAATTTGTCCATAGTCGCCTGACTGTTTGCTATAGCCGCAGCAAACACGTTAGACACTCTTATTGACTGATCTGTACCAAGTGAAAATTGAGCCAATGTTGAAACCATAGTGGCAGAAGTAGCCGCAAGATCCGACTGAGTAGCACCCGCTAATTGTAAAACACCTTGCAAAGCATTTATACTTTGTGTTGCGCTTAATCCCGCCGACGCGAGAAAATAAAGCGCATCCGCAGCTTGTGAGGCAGTGAACCTAGTCGATTCACCCGCCGCTACTGCAGCAACTTCAAGTTCTTTAAAATCTTCGGCTGATGCACTCGTTACCGATCTTACATTAGCCATTGACTGTTGATATTTTGCAAATGTACCTATTGCAGATTTAACAGCTAGCGCAATCGCAGCAAAGGCCGCAACACCAGCAAGATTTATTTTGCTAAATGCATCGGCCCATGTGTTCTTGACTTTTTCTGATTGAGCTTTATTTTTATTAGCAAATTTATCTAACTTAGCATCAATTTTTGAGATATCTCCAGTTAACTTATCTATTGCTATGCGGACTTCTGAGTATATGGTTCCGGCATTTTCAGTCACGATTTATTGCCTCCTCGGTTTTGAAGGTCCTTGTTTGTTTTTCCAGTCTACATACAAACTCCATGCCCTGCGATTAATGTCATCTTTGTTAAATGCTGTGAACAACCCATCAATATGATCTGCCGGATTATCATGTCCATTAACTGCAAGAATAGCCGCATCAATTAGCATTTTTTCTGTTAGTTTTTTAATGTCTGTTTTGTCGATTTGTAAAGCAAAGCATGTAATAGCAGCCGTAAAATCTTCTGGAAGTAAATAATATAACCATATTTTTATATTCTCTATTTGCTCTTCTAAAGCCTCGCGTTCTATATCTGTTCTTGTGTTTTTTAATTTGTCTTTCAATTCATCAAGTAGTTTTTCTTTTTCTTCTACTTTTGGATTTATACCTATAAGTTCAAAAAGTTGATCGTATGTAGGACTAACCAAAGATTCTTTTGTAAGTTTGTGCTGTCTTACTGCAAAGGCTGTTATTTCTTTTAATGTAGGTTTTTCTTTCATGCGGATCTTATCCTCAAATATTTCTATCAGAGAAAAATCCCCGCATGATTGAATTTGCGTCTGCGTAAGAGTACGCACCTTAACAATAACAGGCGTACCCTTAAATTTTACGCAAATTATATTATAGTATATGTCTCTAAACTGTTCTATTGTATAAGGCTCTTTTACCTGTGTTTCCATGCGATACCCAGCACTTAAACATTTTCAAGATTTAATGCTTCATATACTTCCGGTGTTAATTCGTAATATGATGTATCAGGATATAGAACACTGTTTTCATCTTTGTAACTGGTCGCAGTAATAGTAAAATTATCATCAGACCAACCGGCCTCATGTGATTTATCCCCAACCGATGCCTTACAGGTTCGAACCAACATCTTTTCATATCCCACAAGATCGCCAACCTTGTTATCACCTCGTGTATATATTTTGAAAAAAGCTTCAAAATAAAAATAACATTTTGAATCCTCTGAGGTTGGAACATCATATTGTATGTCTTCTCCATCTGTACCATCGTTATAGCTTCCGCCTTCTAATACAGATCTTAAATCTTTGTCATTTGCAGTATCTACGATTCCAACAGTTACGCCTTTACGGTATCCATCTGTAATTAATGAAGTATCTCGACCTTCTGCATCTGTAGTTGTTATTGTTTCTTCATCTTTTACAATTGGAGTTTCCGATAATGATTTAAAAGTATCGCATTTTCGGAATTTCAATCCCCAGCCCTGACCAAACAAAGCAATTATTGCAGCGACATTATACACCTGAACATAAGTAACCGTATCAGATCCATCATAAGCAAGTTTTATTCTGCCGTTAACATTTACACTTGCTATCATATCTGATGGGTTTTCCGAGTTGATTCTATTTCTTAATTCTGTTGCTGTTATTGCAGATGAGTCTACAACATCAACAGATAGATCTATTACTATTGTTTCAGCTGTTCCGTCATCGATTTTAATTGTCATTGGTACTGCGGAAATATCATCTACTCCGGAAAAATCAAACGGCCCTACTCCGCCTAATAAATCTGTCGGTATAGGTAATTTTAAATTGTCATTTAAGGGCATTATTCTTACAAAGGGTAGCCCGTAAATATATTTTGCTGTGTCTCTTAACATTGTTCCCCTCCCAGATAACAAGTTATATTATTATGGTAGGTATAAAAAATACACGCTCCATACTAATTGTTTTATCGTCATTGTCCGTTATTATATCAGTATATTCATTTTGTGTCAAAAGTATATTCCTATTGCCATATCTATCTACTATTTTATATTTATTTAGTAAATCAAACAATTCATTAAATGTATATTCCTCTAACCATTTATCTTGCAACGGCAGATAATGTACTATTATTCTGAATATTCTACCATTGCCAAGTGAATCTCTTTCGGATTTTACCACTACATAAGGGGGTTCCATTCCGGTATCATTTCCATAAGCAACGACATTTTTTATAGTTCCTGTTTTTAATCTCTCTATTATTTTAAATTTCATTAGCCATTCCCGAATAATTTTTTAGCATCTCTTATATATCGTCCTGCGTATCTCTGTATTATAGGATTTATTGCTGCATGTTTACGATCATTAGCCGTTTCCAAATATTCGCCGTATTGTTTTCCGTGTTGCATTATTAATCTGATCACATTCTTGTTTATCTTGACTTGCGTAAACATTTCAGCCGCTGCTTGTCCTGTTCTATTATGCCAAAACTTGCCCTTGCTGTTCGGTTTCGGAGGTTGTACAGATCTAAAATAATTTATCATGATAGCCGCATAATTTAACGCTAATCCGTATAAAGCTGTCTTTCGCCTTTCATAAATCTTTTTAATATTATTCTTTACGTGTGTAACATTCATTTGCTAATAATGCCCCCGACAAATGATTTATACAATCTATAGCCTCAGTGATTGTCATTACCTCAGTACCCCTATAAGGGTTTATTATAATCCTACCATCTTTATTCTCAGGCTCTTTTATTTCATCCGCTGCCGAATTAGGTAGTTTAATTCCCATCAATAACACCCTGTATATATTTATCTAACTTTTTATTTGAATCGGCTAAATTCAATTTTTCTGTATCAATAATAAGATCTGGATTTTCTGGAGTTTCGTAAACAGCATCATAACCAGTAAAATCTTTAATCTTTCCTTCTTTAGCTTGTTCCCACATTCCTTTAACATCTCTTTTAGCACATATTTCCGGTGATGCTTTTATATATATTTCTTTAAACTTATCACCCATTAATTTTTTCTTATTATTTCTTACTTGTCTATTAGGAGATACAAAACCAGCAAATACTATTACTCCATTATTTACGAGTATTTCTATAATCTCAAATGCAGCTTTTAAATTTAAGACTCTATCTAATTTTGAAAACCCTAAATGAGGCGTGACTTCTTTGCGAAATTTATCACCATCTAATATTTGAATATCAATTGTACTATTACATTCTGCATAATCATGTATTATTGTAGTTTTTCCGGAACATGGTAATCCAGTAAACCAAAAACAATAACCCTTACCGTTATTAAAAAGAGGTTTTTCTTTTTCTCTCTCTTTAGTTCCTGATATGTTTTTTATTTCTTTTGGTACTTCACTTATCCCATAACCTACCCCACGACCGACACACACTTGATCAATATCAGGTATTTTTATTATTTTTACATTTTCATTGTCTTTGTAATAATCGGCAATTAGATTTCTTCTTAGTTCAAAACTAAATGGATCTTTCTTAGATAGCTTTGTGTCTCTAATTGCTATACATACTTTCTGTCCATTATTAACATAACTATCAATAATATATTTGTGTCCTGCATGAAATGGTGACCATCTCCCAATGAATAATTTATATGCCATTAACTTGATACTCCTATATTTTCAGCTTCAATCAAAGGTGCTTGATATGCTATAACACCGCCAAACTTTTTAATTGGATCTATAGCTCCGATTTTAAATCCTTTTGATATTTCTTCTAATATGTCATTTATATATATATCTGTTTCCCAGTCAACTAAAATAAATCTTGCAAGACTTGTACTAAATCCAACAGATGCGGCGTTTAAGTTACCTGGGAATTTTCTTTCATGATCTATTCTACATTTTACTTCATATGGAATTGCTGAATCTGGATCTGGATTTTCTACCATCCCATCCATTCCATTATCAACAAGAGGTCTGCGATATATTATTAAATTAACAGGACTTTCGTTTATGAGTCTCTGCACTCCTTCTCTTGCCTGTTTTAATAATAAGCGATTCAAACATTGCCCCCGGCTATAGTAGGATTTGCTGTTGAATGATAACTACCTGTCCCCGATGATGTCTCCTCTTTAAAATCTGCAACAAGAGCTTTATAATATTTATACAAATCATTAAGCCTTATATATTCTGTTGCGGTTGCCCCATCCGTGTTTTTAACAGTAAGTAACTTACTCCAAAGTTTAGAGGCTATCAGTTTTAAAGATTTATAAATAGCAACATCATGCCCAAAAGTATTTAACAAAGCATTTAGTTTAGTATCTGATAAAAACAATCCTAAGTTTTTATAATTTGCTATGGCTGCGCCGCTTGTTTTTTCGGTATAAACATATTTTGCAAGAACTATTATATAATATCCTGTTTGCGGTTTTGGTATTGCTGGAAGATCGCCCTCTGTTGCAACTGATATAATTTGTATTATTTCCGGTGGATCTGTTATGTCGATTCTTAATGCATGGATTTGTGAAGTTGTTGCCATTGTACCCCTCCACAAATATAATATTACTTTTTTGTATTGTTTGCAAGTGCTATACTATTTTTCTACGCCTCTTTAATCCTCTTACTCTTTTAATCAAAGGGTGTGTTGGCATAACCACAATACCATCTGTTTGTTGTCTTTCTTTGGTTATTACACCGGCCTCAATTGCAAGATTTTTCCATACTGTAATAGCTCTGTCATATCGTGTATTAATTATTCTATTTGATAATACAGTTCTACGCAAACCGCCTTTTATATGTATGACTTTTGTCTCTGTACTTATATCACGCCAATTGTCATCACAAGCGTTCCAAATATCGCAATTAAATTCTTTTAGTTTTGCATCGTAATTCTTTTTTTCTATCATGTAACCAAAAGCAGCTTGATTCATGCCGGCATATTTATCACGATACGGTTTATGAAAAGAATAATCATCATACATCTTTTTATTAATGTCTTTCCATGTCTCAATAAATGTAACAGCTTTAGGAGTATTTTTTATAAATACAACACCCCCATTAAATGGTATTTTTGATTTGGTACGTTTTGTACATCCTATATCAAAATCATAATCAAAAGCTTTCGATATATCTTTTAGCACAATCATATCGCAATCCATAAACACAACATCATCTTTAGTATTTTTTAATACATCAAGCCATAACCCTAATTTTAGCGTATTTGTTGCAAAGCTTTTACTTTTGCTTTTTCTTTTTAAATCCGGTGGCTTTACTTTTAATAATTCAAGATCGGCATCCGGACAATTCTTTTTAACAGAGTATTCAAATACTTTCGACAAGACATCATATCTATTTGTACCATAATAATCAAATTGCACACTCACTATTTTCAATGTTTTTTACCGTCCCTTACATCTGGAAGTTTCATACCTACTATTTTTTCAAGTACTCCAGGGCCACGTTCAATAAAATCTTCAAATTGTATAACAGGAATATTATAAAAATCTATTAAATCATTATACCGTTCATGAACTTTTAATATTAACCGTTGCTTTTCTGCGCTTAGTTTTTTCTTGCCCTTTCTACTATAATGACTTAATACGCCCTTTTGTGTTCGTTTTAAAGCAATAGCAACATGATTTTTCGGTAAATATTTTTTCCATATATGATATACAAAAGTAAGATAAGGGAATTTAAACCCCCAGTTTTCATCTTGTTTAGATCTCATTTCAATATATGGTTTTATTTTATTGCTGTCTTTTATTCCTTTTGGCAAATATAGAGATTTCTTTTTTTCAATTCCTATCTGTTCCATGCAGATTTTACAACCCTGCAAATTCTCATAAGGACATTGCGGATATTTATCTCTTTTCTTTTCCGGTCTAAAATTGATTCCAGCTGCGTCTAAAGTTCTGGCTGTCAAAGTTGTCCCGCTTTTTGAAAATCCCATTATTATATATATCATATTAAAATTCCTTTAGTGTGTAATATCTCTTCTATCTCTAACCAGTTTATTTTATCAAATTTTATCTTCCATCTTAAATCCTCACAAACCAAGTTCTATTTACATCAAGTTTAATTTCGCTTTTATTAAACATTTCATCAACGGCCTTTGAAACTCCTGGTAATCTGGGATGATTATAATCATGTCCACACATAAAACCGCCTTTTTTTATTTTTCCACTCCATAATATTATATCAAGCTTAACTCCTTCGAACGAATGATCCCCGTCTACAAATACAAAATCTAATGATTGTTCCTTTACTAATCCCGCCGCCTGTTGCGAATTCATCCGCATTATTTTTGCCCTATCTCCTGCGAATTTTACTTTTCCTAAAGTTCGCTTATAGTCGCTTAAATGCTGTTGCTTTGTTTTCCTTGCATTATCGTCCCCGCTTTTCCAGTATGTTGAATCTTTTCCCGGAACTATCCACGGATCCACCATTATCAATTCTAATTTCGGGCGTGCTTTCAAAAGTCTGCAAGATGTTTTTCCCTGCCATACTCCTATTTCAGCACCTAATAATTTAACACCTATAGGCAATCGGCGTAATATAGCATCCCATCTTTTATTATTTTTTGGTTTTACAACAGGATTTATTTTAGATCTTCTTATTTTTGGAGGTCTACACATTTTTATTTCTCCTTGCACATATTCGATCTGATTTATTATAACAACTTATAATCTTTATGTCTTTGAAATATTTCTGTAACGTTTCTATTCCGTTTGTTTTTTGTCTGCAATCAATTATTAAAGTTCCATCTTCTGTTAAAGTTTTATTTATGTATTCAAGATATTCAGCGACCGGATAATGATACCCGCAGGAAAGCAAAGATATTATTATGTCATATTTAATATGTTCTGGAGGTAGAATATTTTTTATATCAATAAGATTATAATTCTTGATATGGTTTTCTTTCATCAAATCATTAGTTGCATCAAAAGAATTGTAACAAGCTCCGGTTTTATGATAACCGTAATGTCGTTTTTCTGTTATCTCGGAATTATCAAGCAAATATAAAGATGGATTATTATAATGTTTATAAAGTAAAACATCGATGCCACCAATCCCGCAACCTATATCAAGTATTGAATTACATTTCTCAGGAAGATAATCTTCCATAAGCCAATATTCTTTATTCATGTTTTCTTTGAATTGTACTATAGGTTTTTTATATCCGGTGCGCTGTAAGTTTAACCATTTAATACAGGATTTAGGTACTATCATTTTGTTCCTCTTATTAAATATTTCTTTTTTCTCCATTTATTTTACCTTTGTTATAAATTTCTTCATGTTTTCCATATCGTCAAGCCAGTTAAAATCATATTTACTTGTTTTTTCTAAATCATAGCATATAGCTTTTATCCCATTTTGTCTATTAAGTATAAATTGTTTTATTACTCTATAATCATTTAATGCTATTATAAATTCAAAGAATTCTATTGTATACCTATAAATCCCATGCCGTTTATTTTCACTTCCAACTAACGGAACCCAATGAACTATTCGCTTTTTGCTAAGATTGTGTATATTTGTAAAAACGGTTTTTTGATCTGTGACATGCTCAGTTACTCCAATATTAGTTACCATGTCTCTTGCAGGTAAATCAAGAATTGTATTTAAGTCTAATGGTAAAGCACCGTCAAGGCCGTTACTATCTATAGATGTATATTCGATTCCTTTCTTTTTGTAGAATTCTCTATAAGGCGGATTCCCGAAAGTTTTTTTATTACCGAGTTCATACATGGATTTAAATTCAATAGGTGATACAAGTGCAAGTACTTCATAAGGCATTATCATAAATACGACCTCCAAATCATGCCTAGTTTTTTTATTGATCTTAAATGTTCCCTCGGCGTTTTTCCTTTTAGCGAAAAACTTCTTAACTTTGATTTTATATGTATCACTTTTGTGTTCTTATCTACATGATCCCATTCTGTTTGACATGCATTCCATACCTGGCACGGTAATTTATATATATTAGCAATATTCTTTTTTTCGTTCAACATCAAAACATGATGCAAAGACATTTGATCAACACCGCCATGGGTGAAGATCCATTCCTTATTTTTAATAGCTTGTTCTATTAACCGTTCGGTTTCTTTTATCCATAAAGTTAAAAACTTTTTCGCTCTCTCTGTCGGCTTATAAAACCATAGTCCGGTATTATATTTCTTTCCTGAATCACCCCTAACGGTTATTGCAATGTCAAAACCTTCTTTAAATATTCCATTTACTTTTTTAAGGAATAATAAATCTATATCCGCAATTATAAGAGGTTCTTTACTCTGTAAAGCATATTTTGCAGTGGTTAGAAATGACTCTGTAATATCATTCTTTCGGTTATACTTTTTTCTAATAGTCGGAGTAAGGATTTTTACTTTTACTTTTGGCATTGTTTTTTTTATAGATTTTTTAAATACTTTTAATAGTTTTTTATATCTATTTTTCCGGTTATAATAAGCAGCAATTATTTTCATTTTAGTGCCAGTAATTCATTATTATATTTATGCCATAAATCATAACACTTTTTATATTTTAAATATTTTCTTCCCATTGGCTTTTCATGTAATACTAATTTTCGTAGGGTTGACTTTGTATGCAGAAATACAGTCCGCTTGTCTACTGTTGGCCAATCACAATCAACGGCATTAAATTCTTTAGTATAGAATTTATGCAACTTTGCAAGCCCTCTTTTTCTTTGGAGCATATAGCCGAAAGCAGCTTGATTCATGCCGGCCCACTTTTTACGATACTGCTGATGAAAGTCTGGATCTTTAAACATCTTAATATTGATTCTTAACCACTCTTTAAAAAAAGCTATCGAACTATTATTAACTTTTACAAATAAGATCCCGCCGTTCATAGGAATTCTATTTATCTTTGTTCTTTCAGTATAGGCAACATCAAAATCATGTTTAAATGCATATGCTGCGGATTTTAAAGCCACCATGTCACAATCAGCAAGTATAACATTTTTATCTTTTGTGGATTCTAAAAACTCAGTCCACAATCTGAGTTTAACGGTATTGTATTTGAAGTTTAGGGCTCTCTTTGTGTTATTCTCTGGGGGATCAATAAGTATGGAATTAAATGTAGCATTAGGCATGTTTTTTTTACAGGAATATTCAAAGACTTCTAAGAGTTTTTTATAATTTGACCTATCTGGATAATTAAATTGAACTGTAACTATTTGCATTTGTATATATTATCCTATGTTAGTATTTTTGACAAGTATATTTTTGTTCGGGTGAGATTCGAACTCACGCACAATTTACAATATCTTGTAAATCATCGGCCTTTACTGTCAAGAACAATAAAAAAAAGAGGCTATATTTCAAGCCCCTTTTCTATACTTATTTATTTTTAATTAAGTAGTTTCTGTAAATTCTGGAAGTTCTATTTCTACAACAAAACCATAACCGCCTGGGGTTATAGCATCTGAGCTTGAACCTAAGAATTCATCTCTATATTCTGCCTGTCCGAAATACCACGCTCGTCTTTCTCTTGCAAGCTGTAATACATCGCCTCTGCCGATTTCCTGTGTAAGCTGTCTTTTATTTAGTGTATAATTTGGGGATCCGTCTGGGCCGGCAACAAATAAATAGGCTGTTCTTAACGGAACGCCCTCATATTCTGTTGTTTTACCATTAACTGTTATGTTGTCTCCTTTATAAGCCCATATCTCATCAATAGGAAGTCTGCTTCTGTTTTCTACTGGCTGACCGAACCTTTCTATCTGACCATTTAATACACGCTGTAAGTCCCACTGAATGACATTATTTCTAACAAGTAATGTAACTCGTGGTGCGCTTATTTCTTGATTAGTCTGTGGATCATGAAGTGCGTACAGATGTCTAAGAGCATTTCTGATTGTAAGATATAACTGAACATCGTAAGTTGCTCCGCTTGCATCTGCTGGTACTACCTGAGCAGCATTCCAGCCGGCTGCTGCTGTCAAAGCAATTAAAGGCCCAAAACAAATGTTATTTCTAACAGATGTATGCGCTCTTGTTACTGCTCTATTGACTTTCATCATGTCAAAGATATCAAGATTATACAATTCGTCTTCAAGACTTCTTGCATGCCCCAACCCTTTCAGCTGTACTGTTACGGCTCCGATTTCACCTGTTTTCTGTTGCAACATCGGAACATTATCACCAGTACCATTGATGTCCTCAAATACACCTGCATAATCCAGGAACTCTGTCAAAGCGATAGATTTTGAATAACTTGGATTTGTAATTTCATTAGTAAACTCTGATGTAAAATCCATTTCCTCGATTCTACGTCTTGACAAATCTATTCTGACCCGCTCGATTAAATCATAATAATCATCTGGAAACTGATTGATATTAGAAAGTTTTTTCCCTGCTTTCTTGAATCTGTTTTTAATATCGTTTATCTGGCTCCATAGTTTGGCTTCTGCTTCGCTATTGTGCCATTTCCCACCGCTGGAGGTTACCAAAGATTCAGCAACTTCACCCTTAGAGTTTTTTACATAATCTGGTGTTTTTGGATCTGCCTGAGCTTCTTTCTTGCCATAATACAAACCAGATTTAATACCGTAGTTATTTTTAACCCTGCGTTCGTATAGGTTTTCTTTATTTAGTACTATTATTTTATTTTCCATTTAGGTTGCCTCCCCTAGTATGGCATAACGTCTTTTTTCAAAACGCATATACCCTGTCGAATCTATTGGTATTATTACATATCCCACAAGCCAAACCCCCGCATCTTCTGTGTCGGTAAAAACTTTATTGATAGGATCGTACCAAACTTTTTGTCCGAAAGTATTAAATATGGCACCCGATTCTAACTCTGTGGTATCAATCTGTATGCCCTCTGTTACACGCATTGTAAATCCTGCACCTAGTACAACAGCGTTTGTTACTATCCCAACCAACGCCGTGTCAGCCGGAACATGCGGAGCAATACACATATCATATTGATCATATGCCTGGTCTGCCTCCGGAACATAAATAACGTCTCCGGATTCTTTTTTTACCCAATTTAGCATTGGAGTAACGCCCAAATCATTTGCTGGTAAAGTCATTCATATCCTCCTATAGCCTATCTACTTTGACACCGTCTGCCGTTTCCGGTTCTGCGTTATCAGTAGCATTTTTGTTTTCAACAACTCCAAGAGTATTATCTTCTGAGTTGATATCCGTTCTCTCTGCTGCGAATTTTAGCATAATAGGATCTGTCTTAAGTTCTTCGATCTTGTTTTCAAGTGCTTCACCATCAAGTTCTTTAGTTTCCTTATTTGCCTGTATTCGTAATAGATTGTCTTTCTGAGTAGTAGAATCTTTTTCAGTTCCATACTCTTTGTCAAGACGTGCATTCCTTACAGCTTCTTTGTCAGCTATGATTTTGTTTTTAAGTTTCTCATAGTCTTTAACCGGATCTATTAATCCAAGTTTTTTAAGACTATTAACAATTCTCAAAGCTTCCAGATGTTCATCTGTAATTAGCTGATTTTGTAATCCCATAGCCTCTGCCACCTCGGAAAGTGTAATATCTGCATTGGCTTTCATGGTATTCAAAATCTTCAAAATTTCTTGTTTGTTCTTTTCCAAGTTTCCTTCTCCTTTGAATATATTATTTTTATGATCTTCTGAATTTATTTCTATATCCAGAGTATCATTATTTTTCTTATTTGTTTGTTGCTCCATTGCGCCCTGTTCAAATTCAACTGCGTCATTTCTTTCAGCACCCAAAGATTCAACTATATTTATAAGTTCGTTTCCGTCTTTATCTTCCTCAACTATATATTTCGGCTGAGTCACAAGAGAAAAATGAACCATATCAGCTTTATTTTCTTGAATGAATCTTTCGTTTGTAGTAACAGCACCGGAGGGAGGTATATAGTTTTTAAAATATACAAATCCTTTTCCCTTTCCTTTGCTTTCTATTTTCCCACCTACCATAATAAAATCAGTGGGTTGTCTTTCACCCCAATATTGATTATGTCCTGACTTAGATCCTGGGATCGGTCTTTTTTTGAGTTTTTCAACGAACGATTCAAAAAATGATTCTAAGTAGTTTAATCCGTTTGCTACTATTGGATATTTGAGTTTCTGTACTTTATAGTATGGATTAGAATCGCCGTTTTGGAATTCTTG